CGCAACATCTGGAAGCTTGGCGAGGGTGGAGATGGCGGAGGCGTACAGGATGTCGCCCACCGTATATGTTGACAGGCCAGTACCACCGTCTGCCACGGCAAGATCGGTGATGCCTGTGATCGATCCGCCAGTGATTGTGACGTTATTGGCGTTTTGCACAGACATCGTACCGAGACCAGTAATGTCTGTGCTGGGCACGGTCGCAGATGCGGTGAACGGGGATGTTCCATTGCCCTTGACGTACCCAGTCAAGGTGGAAACCCCAGTTCCGCCATCGGCTACAGCCAGATCGGTAATTCCTGTGATGGAGCCACCAGTGATGGTGACGCTATTTGAGTTCTGGGTGGAGATGGTTCCAAGTCCGAGGTTTGTTCGAGCGTCAGCGGGATTGTCCGCGCCAGTAACCCCAACGCTAACCGCGAGGGGGAGAGTTGTGGGGGTTCCGATCCTGCTCGCCGCGATGACCTGATCCAAGCTGATCTTTACGGATGTGCCAGCTTGCACACCTTCAAAAAGCTCGACCCCAGACAGTGAAGCAACGGCTGGGAGGTTTGGGATTTGAATGTTTGCCATCAGATCGGCCCTGTCTCTGGAACTTCAGTGTTACCATACGGCAAACCTGGGTCATTGTCACCTGGGGCGTTGGGGTCTGTACCAGGTCTTTCATTCAAGCTGCCATTCGCAAAGCCAGTCTGCTGCACGACACGCTTCTTGTCGTTTTGGGTGATTCGCGTCTCGCCCTCTGGCACCATTAAGCCAGTCTTGACGTTCATAGTGGATGGCAGGCTTGTCAGGCGGTAGTCGGTCTCCGCGCGGTCAAACTGCTCTGGGCGTGGGTTCAGGATCGGCACTGGATCGGCAGGCAGAACGATTGCGCGAAGCTGCTGCTGCGGATTGTCCATGCAGCGGTTGCACACAAGAATGCGCTTGTTGATAATGGATGCACCAGCCCAGTCATACTGCCAAGCCAAATTCACGTGGTTGTAGCGACCGCCGCAGCGGTCACAAATGGCATGAGCCTGCGGAGATACCCGCGATGTCCTTGCCTTACCTGATCTGGATGCGTACGCCATTATCGGAAGTACCCGCCAAGCATCGGGGAGATGTACGTCCCGACATTTTCAACGTTCTGGTTGGCCGCAATATTGTAGCTTTCATCAGCCTGACCCTTGAGCGCAACCGCCATCGCTGGGTTCCAGATGCGCGCCAGTCGGTATGTCAAGCCATCCGCAAACGCCTCAAGCCAAAGATATGGCACCTCGACGTTTTCGTTGTTCTGCAGATTTGCGTCTTGGATTTGGCGCACACGATAGTACTTCAAAATCGTTGACGATGTGCCATCTGGCACTGGCCAAAGGGTGATGGTCGGAGAAATGAGGCGGTCATACCAGAACGATGTGACGAAGCCCTGCTGGCTCTTGTTTGGGTATGATGCGTACTCTGTACGGCTGATGGGCATGATCACGCGATCAATGCCCTGATCGGTCGTGGTGTATGCGTCCAAGATCATGACGGTGTTGGGCTCGACCGCATAGGTCGATTGGCCCTCGACCAGTGGGGTGGTGATCAGGTCAACGGCCCAGAGGTTCACGCCCTGATTTGACCACCGCGACAACATCATGTTGGTCGCCATGCGGGCCGTATCCATGTGTTCTTGCAGCAAGGCCGTGGGCCGAATGCCCAAGTTCATGTACGAATACAGGACGATCTCGCCAAGACCTGGGTTGAACGCATATGTTCCACTGGTGGTCATTTTTTAGCACTTCCATGCTTTTAGAGACAGAGCTTTGCGGGTCGGCTTGCCCTTCTCGTCCTTCATTGGGCCTTCCATTCCAGACATGCGGGCGCAGAAAGATTTCTTGCGGGCTGCATCCTTGTCTGTTTTTGGGTTCGGGGCTGGCGGCTTGAGATTCATGCCTTGCGCCTTGGCTGACGCGCGACCCTTGGCGTTCAGGCCACCTTGAGGGTCTTTGCCTTCCTTACGCTGCCACGCTGGTGTCTTGGCCATTAGCGTACTCCAGCTTGCACGACATAGGCGGTGACGGTGCCAGTGCCAGATGTAATGTTGATCGAAAGGGCATGATGCGGCACGGTGATCGAGCCATTTGTCGATGCCGTCTTGGCCGAGAATCCAGCGTCCACAGCCCATACAGATGGGGTTTCCGTCGATGGATCATCCATCGAGATTTCGATGTTGAATGTCGCGGTGCCAGTTACTACGGCGACGATGCCGACATTGAATGGGTTTTGGAAGCTGTCGGAGGCAATGACCGCGCTCCGCCCAGTGCCAGTTTTCGAGATTGTGACGGGGGTCATACTTGTCTCCTAGATGGTGTCGAGGGGCCGTTAGGCCCCTCTGTTACTTCGCCTTTGATGCTGCTGCAGACATCAGTGGCATACCATATACTGGTTGTCCACCTGTGACGGTGCGGCTCCCAGTTGGGTTGTGCGGGGTGAAGTCTTCGGTGACCGAAGGCTTGCCCGCACTGACCGACTTGTCCACGGTCATGGAGGGTTTTTTGTTCCCAACGCGAATGCCGCTGTCCATTATGCCAAGTCCTGAGCCTGAATGTAGCGGACAGTGATGGTACCAACGCCGTCACCAGTGTTGGCCGACTTGACCCACACACGAATGTCGGTGGTGCCCACATCATCCCACAACGCAGAGCGCGTAGCGTCTGTACCTGGGTTCAATGCCGTAAGGCCGACAGGCATCGATGTCAGGGCGACAAGTTCCGTTGCGGTGGCCGAGGTGCCAACGCTCAAGGTTGTTGCTGCGCCAGTCCACGCCACGGTGTTCAACATCTGAATGTTCAGAATGTGGCTGTTGGCGGGCAGAACGATGGTCGTACCCAGCGCAGTTGCGGTCAAAGCTTGGGTGATTGGGTAGGTCTGAACCATGACAACCGAGCCAACGTTCTTCACGTCTTGGCCGAGGGTGGTGCCAGAGGTGTTCAGGATATTGCCCGCACGAATCGGGCCAGTGAAGGTAGTCTTGCCCATTTGAGGCTCCTTTTGCACGATATGGACGGCCTGTCTGTGCAAAGTCCGCTAGGGCGGTCAGATCGTCCGATTGATCCTAGATGAATGAGGGGGCCGAGACCCCCTCTTCGTTTTCGATTAGGTTGGGAACGAGCCGAAGATCGAGCGCCAGTTGTAGTAACCGAACGAGTAACGCTCGTAGCCCTTGACCAACAGGTTGTCGGTCACGAAGTCCACTTGCATGTCGGTCTCGAACTTTACCCGTTCCATGTAGGACAGGCCGTCGATGTTGGTCAGCAGGAACCATGCGCCAGTCGATGTCAGGTAGTCGTTGACCATGTAGCCCTCTGGCAAGCCGCCAGCGGTGGACATGATCGCGTTGACATCGTTGTCCGCCGTACCTGGGCGCAGTTCGGTCTTCGTCAAGCGAATAGCGACTGGTTCCAGTTGGGGTGGGACAATCAGCTTGCGGCCACGCGCGAAGACCTTCAGGCCAGCCTGATCGCGGAAGTTGGTACGAATCGAGATCATGCCGTTCAGCAAGGTCGCTTCGTTCAATTCCACATCGGTCAATGGACGGTTTGCAACCGTGCCGCCGTCAATCGGGTGCGAGGTCGAGATAAGAGCAACGCCGTCACCGCCGACAGAGCTGTTGTAAACAGTTGCGGTGTTCAGGACGTTTGCGCCGTAGATTTCCTTGGTCTGCTGGAACGATTCCACCAAGCCGAGGTTCGAGGGTGCAAACTGCGTTTTGTACAGGTTGTCGTCAATGGCCTTGCGAGTGATCGCGTAGCCCAAGCCGATCTCTGTATGCTCTTGGTTGTAGATGAAGCGCTCGCCCGCAGCGTTGTCGAAGGAGGTCTGGCCACCTTCAGTTTTCAACTGCGCATAGCCCAAGAAGCGCATTTCTGCGGTGCGTTCCAGAGCCATCTTCGAGTTGTGCTTCGTGAAGATTTTGTCGTACTGCGATGGAATCTGCTCGTACTTGCCTTCAATGCCACGCAAACCTGGCAGGAGAAGGTCTTTGATTGCTGATAGATTGACAGCCATTTCCTATCTCCTTACACGCCAGTGAGTTGCTTGGTAGCAACCGAGTTGAAGGCAACGATTGCCCGATTGTACGCACCAGCCTCGGTACCTGGTGAACCAGGTGGGGTGGTGAGCAGCGAGATAACGCGGAATGGCAGCGTTGCCGTGGTATTGATGGTAGCGCCCAAGAACGCACCAGAAATACCTGTGGTCGCGTTGCCGACACCAGTGTTGTAGCTGATGTTTGCGTTGACCGCAGCTTGAGTCAGGCCAGTCGCATCCGACTGAACGACGAACTTGGCATTCGGATCGTTGATGATGTAACCCTCAACAACGTTGCTCGATGCAACGTCCGAACCAGGCCAGTAGTTCGACCATACGGTACGCTTTTGCGAAACCGACAGGTACTTGCAGCCTTGGAAGATGCCAGCAATCGTGCCCGTAACTTCGGTCGATGCGGCTGCACCGACAGTCACGTAGCCGTTTGCGTCATTGATTACGGGGTCACCGTAATAGATTGCAGCAGCGTTATACACGATTGGCACCGCGACCTGTTCATAGGTAGGGGCCGAACCCGTGCCGCTGTATTGACGAAAGCCGAAGGGCGTATTTGAGTTCGCCATGCGGAAATCTCCTTTACAGGAGGTCTATTTCGCGCACCGAGGCGATTTATGACCAAGGGGGTGATGAACCTTCCCCACCGAGGGGATGGATGGGTTCAACATACATCTATTTTTGATGCAAGTAAAGGGTGCGGCCCTGACGCAATTTTAAGGGGGGCATCCCCCCCACCATGAGCTCATCTTTTCAGCGGTTGCGCCGCATATCCCCAATACTGGGCAGATTTTTACTCAGGCGTTGCTGTCCCCCGTCAGGTGGGGTCTTGCTGTCTTTACCCTTAGCCGCTTGCAACTATTATCGTTCATCTCTGGGTTGGCCCACGTCAACTGACCCAGAAGGGTCTTCGATATTCTTTCTTCCAGTTCCATATTTAATCCCATCGTTCATGAATACTGACACATGCGGTTCGATCTGATCCCATGCGTCTTGAATGGCTGTTGTCCCCTCGGCGCGTATTGAGCGCCGAAGGTTTTCGATTTTCTTGTAGACAGTGGATGCCTTGATCAATCTGGAATTGGCATGGCTTCATACCCCTTCTTGATCTTCGCCATGTTCTCGCCCTTGTGGCTGCGCTCAAACTCACCTGGTTTGGACGCAGACAGTTGATCTTCCTTGGCTCGAACCTGAAGTCGGGCACGGCGATATTCGATCTCGCGGGCTTCTTCTGTGATTTCCAATGGGCGCTCCATCAAAACCATGCCCTTACGGATGATCATGACCCCAGTGTACCCCAATGGCATCATTTCAGGGTGGCGAGACGCTGGTACGACTTCCCAGCCCTTGCGCTGCAATGCGACTTGGTGGGCTGGGTCTTCAGCGCCAAGCACGGTCTTCGTCTTCCACTCATAGCTCCAGCCGTCTGGGATGATACCTGGTTCGACGAAGAATTCATCGCTGCCAGCGTCCGTATCGCTGTGATTGCGAAGCTCTGCGGCGCGAGCAGCAGCATCGCGCGGCTCTTCCTTTTTGGGCGGCTGTGGCCTGACGGCTGGCCGCACGGCCTTCGAGACCTTTTTGAATTCGTCTTCGCTCATTTCAGTTTCCCTTCCTTGACAAGGATCATTTTTTGCTTGGCGTATTCCTGTTCGCTCATACCCATGTCGGATGCGGCCTCGCGCTCCGCTGCTGTCAGCCTGACAACGTTCTTGCTGCCATTGCTTGTGCCACGGCTCACTGGGGCTGCCGCTGGTGCAGCGTCACGGCGCTGGGTGACTTTCGAGGCGTACTGATCACCAGTGTCGTTTGTCTTGGACAGACCAAGCTTGGCTTCAATGGCTGCAAAGTACGCTGGGGTGTCCACGGGAATGCCATCGTCAACAGCGTCTTCGTGGGCTCGGATCATCTTGCGATTCAACCGAGGATCGGTGACGAATTGAGGGTTGCGGCGAACCCAGTCTGCCGATGTGGCGGACAGGCGAGACGCAAACGCTTCAACTGGGTCTGCAGGCAGGAATTGGGGCTCTGGGGCCTTCGGTTTGGAGTTCATGGCCTCCAGACCGTTCCGTAGCTGCAAAAGTTGCGCTGACTTTTCGCCCATAAGCTGCTGAATTTCAGCAGCCTTGGCAAAATCCTGACCCTGCATCGCAATTTGATAGTTGCTCTTCAGGATTTCGGTGTCGCGCATCACGCTTTCGATGGCACTGGAAACCAATTGGATTTCAGTGTCGTCTTTTTCGGTGTTTGCGGCGTGTGCGCGGCGTTCAGCAGCGGCCCGCGCCTCGCGCTCAAGGTTCAATTGCCGTTTCAGCTCGGCAACGGACTCTTGAATGTCTGGCGCGCGAGGTTGCTCTGCCTTTTCGGGCTCGGCCTCGACTGCATCCTCAATTACGACTTCGATTTCTTCTTCATCCATGTTTTTTCACCTTCAATAAACGGAATCTGGGTGCGGGGCGCGACCTTTGATGCTGATGTCGTCAAAAATTCGGCACAATACGCCGTTGACGGTGATCGACCAGCCATCAGATGGGCGGAAAATCAGCCAATCGTGGTCGTTGAACGTTGCGCCAGAGAACCAATTGCCATCCTGCTCGAAGGCGAGAGGGCCGCGCTTGATCAAAAGACCAACCTTCGACTGATAACGATCCTCGTCGAGGTGACCCTGCGTCAAAATCAGGCCAGATTTGGTCTTTTCTGGGCGCAAATAGACGGCCAAAAGCACTTGGTTGTTAAAAAGTTCGACATTTGAGATGTCTCCAAGCTGCTCTAGGAGCTTTTCCTTGGGGTCTTCCTCATGGCTCATGGGCATATGGGGCATTTCTAATCCTTACATGGTTTTGTTAATAGTTGCGGAAACTTCGCTGCACATCGAAATGACTTCATCGAGGGCAGCAACCTTTCCGACCGCCTCACGATATTCCTCAATGGTCTTTATAGCAAGTCCGCCAGCCATATTGCTGACGATCTCGGCCCTGCGTTCCAAAATAAACTTGAGAAGCTCCCGCTCAAAGGCGGTACTCACGGTCGTAATCATGGTTCATCCTAATTTTTAAGGAGAGGGGCCAGTATTTAGCTGGCCCCCCCCAAGGTTTACTTCTTGAGGTCTTTGTTCATCTTTTCGCCGTAGGCCTCGATCTTCTCTTTGCGGGCGCGTCCACCGCCTGCGCCACCTGTGATGGGGTAAACCACCTTGCCACCAGACTTGCGGGCCATCATGGGTGCAGGCATTGGTGGGCGATTCATCATGGGGGCGGGCATTGCGCCGCCTGCGGGTGGCATGGGCCCAGCGCCAGCGGCACCCGCCATAGCCTGCTGCAGACCTGGTGGGATCGACATGTGGGCTGGGGGTGGTGCTGATGGCATAGGAGCAGGCCCACCAGCGGGCGCTGGCATGGGCATTGGGGGCCTCATCATGGGTGGCATACCAGCGGGCGGTACAGGCATAGCGCCAGCCTTTTCTGCGGTGTGCGGGTAGATGTTGATGCTGATGTTGCTCTTGCCAACTTTACCACCCGACTTGCGGGCCGTGCGGCCACCCTCTTCTGACATCGCAGCGCCACCGCATGCCTTGCACATGCAGTCTTTGTGGTGCATGGCCTTGCCGCCCTTTTTCATGGGAGAAGAAGTAAATTTCTTAGGAGGTGACAATGAATCAATGTTGGAAATGCTTCTTTTTGTAGATGGAGGGGTAGGCGAGAAGGTCATAAATGAACGAGAGTTGGGAGCGGCGCTTCCGTAACTATCAATCAATTTCTCGTCTTGGACGTATTCGTCCCCCAACCGAGCCAAAGTGCCTTTGTTCATATCTTTGGTATGACTACCGTAAGTATTCCTCAACTCTTCACTGATTTGATCAAACTTTTTATTTGCTTCGCTGTGGTTTAAGTCACGAAGATTTTCAGGAGAAATATTGCCGCCACCATCAGCCTTTGCAGCGCGCCCGCCGTCTTTCTTGGCAGTTTTGGCTGCATCCTTGAAGTCCTTGGCGCTCGGCGCACCCTCGTCACCAGCATCGCGCATTTTCTCGCCGCGCTCGCGCTTGGCGTTGATGTTGGCATACAGGCCACCGCCCGATTTCAGGCCTTTCATAGAGCCTTGCTTGTCGTGCTTGTCGTCGGCCTTGGATGCTTCCCATTCCTTCATGGACATGCCGCGCTTTGCCGCAAGCTTCTTGTCCTGCATCTCGTCCTTGGCTGAGCCTTCAAACTTTTCAGCCTTGCCGCCGCGCTTGTATCCATCCCCAGAGCGGGCAGCCATGTCGAGCATGTCTTGGTACTTTTTGGCTTCAGCCGCATCCATGATCTCCCGCATGCGCTCAGGCGATGGGCGGGGCTTTGGGCGGGTCATTGGTGGAACGTCCATCTCGTCCATCATCTCGCGGGATGGGCGTGGCATCGGGCGCATCATGCCGCCATCTTGCTTGGCTGTGCGGCCACCCTTCTTGAAGCCGCCAACATGCTTCTTGCCTTCGCGCTCTTCGTTGGCATCCTTGACGTTACGATTGACCAATGCGTTGGCATATTCAGCCTTGCCACCCGACTTGCGCGGGGTGCGGCCAGCGTGGCTCATGGCTTCAGCGCCTTGAACCTTGCCGCCGACCTTGAATGCGCGGCGCGATACGGGGCGAGCGCCCGTCTTCACGTCTGCGTTCAACGGTTCCGCTGGGGTGAACGTCGATGCGTCAACTTTTTCCGAAGTGGCTCCAGAGAGGCGCTTGGCCTTCTCCTTCATTGCCTCGCGTAGGCTTTTAGCGTCCATTTCTCGATCCTCTTGAGGTTGTCAGGCGTCCCTGTTGTGCTTTTGATTGTACACGGAA